CAGGCCCTGCTCGGTGGCGCCCGTGCTCCTCCTCGCCAGCAGCAGCAAAAGCGCGCATCGAAGCCAAAGGGCCGCAAGAAGTGAAAACATTTCTCAGTCTAGACTAGAATGGATCTGCTAAAGGAGATTTTCAAAAGTGACGAAATTCTCGACTTTTGGCCCACAGCAAAACAAACGGCCAAGGAACGCATGCTTGCGACGACCCGTTTCGTGCTCTATGCAACTTGCCTTATTTATTTGATTAATCGTGATCCGCGTGTATTCGCACTAGGAGTCCTGGCCTTGGCGATTTTGTACTACTTGTGGAATGCCAACCTGATAAAGGATGGAAAGGTCCGGTCGGCCGTTCCATCAGGGCGCATGAACGGCCCTATGCGCGAAGCGGTGACCCTTCCTTCTTTCGACAATCCCATGGGCAACGTCCTTCTGTCAGACTACAGAGACAACCCTGACCGTCCCTCGGCTGCGTGGTATCCCAGTGTCCGCACAGAGGTCCAGCAGCAGTGGAGCCAGATTCACCCGTTTGAGCGGGTCCGGGACGCCGAGCGCAATTTCTACACGACGGCCGCGAGCACAATTCCCAACGACCAGACGGGGTTTGCCGAGGCTTCTTTCGGTCGCAAGTTTGCACCAATGTGCAAGGACCAGGGAGGGGCGGCATGCGACCCAGACAACTTCAATTTCCACTTCCCAGAGCAGACCCAGATGCGCGCTGGAAACGGCGCGAATGGCCACGGCGCCGGTCCAGGGACTTAATTCGGCAAGCGGCGAGCAGAGCGCGCAGCGCGTCCAGCGGCCCGACGGACCGACTGGGCGCCAGCAACCAACGAGCGGCCCGCCCGGAGCGGCAGGCTCGCCACATACCCCGTCACATTACGGGCCTTTGCGGCAATTTTCCACGGTGCGGCTACAATTTTAGCGGTGCTTTTCGCAGCCATCATGCGTGCACGGGACTCCATTTTCTGGAGTTTGTTCTGCACACCCGATGGAAGCGCCAATGGTGACCTGGGCTTGCCGACCCGATTCACAGCCCGAGGGGCGGTCAGGGCCCGGTGTTTCGTTAGTGTCTCGTGCATACTGCGAGAGGGCCCCTTTGCCCATTCTGGGACCTTGTAGTTTGCAGTAATTGGCGCACCGGCCGCCGCCTGTTTTAAGACGCTCTTTGGGAAGACATATCCTTCGCTCGCTAGCGCGAGGACGTTCCGGGCTGTTATTTTAGGGACCGGAATCGGCTCTAGACGCTCGAGGCCCGCACGCCGCGGCGCGCGTGGAAGTTCATACAGATGTGGCTCGTACAGATGGCGTGGCGGCTGGCCTCCCGGGAACATCTTGCGATGGGGCTTGCGCCCAGAACGCTTGTATTCAATAACTGGATACTTAGCGAGCATTCCGTAAGGATAAGATGTTGTGGGAACCTGGTGCTTGGCACTCGAGCCGAGTGGCCAGACGGCGAGTGACTTACCCTTGGCGCCAACGTACGGCGTGTTCACCTTCTTGCCGGTCAGAACACTTTGCAGGGCCAGGCCTTTCACAATGCTCTTCAGGAGAGGGTTCACGCCACGCCGAGCAGATCTGTGACGCGCGGAAGAAGGCTTCGTAGGACCTGACCACTGGCGGAGACCACCAGGAGCGGACCGGGAGCGGGGTTTGGTGTTCACGCGTGCAGGGGCTGAGCGAGGCGCAGACCGGCGTGCGCGTGCGGGGGTCCGCGCCGAGGCTGAACGGGTGCGAAGAGGCGAAGGCGTTTTTGTCCGGCGGGGTGCAGGAGCCGATGGCATTGTTACTGTCTGGCAATACTTTTTTCGCAGTATCTATTAATATGTCTCGCCTTGATACGAGTGGTCTCGTCCTTGAGAAGGGCGTCTGGATAGGCCCTGCTCAGGTTGTGCTCGCGGACAAGACTCAGGTTGAGAGCGAGATACGTGAGCGCCCCACGACGAGCTGGCGCAAGAACCGGACCGAGGAGGCTTACGATTTTCCAAATACGTACGTGACCATTCCCCAGCGTGTCATGTCATGGAATCCCATCAGCACGTTTGTTGACGACCAGAATACTCGTTTTGCCCAACGTTACTTTGGAAAATGAAATCTCCGTACTAATTAATATGGATCCACTGGCCCTAGCGGCAGTTGTTGGTCTTGTGTTTGCTGGCAAGCATTTCGCAGAGCGGGAGGAGCCTGAAGAACCAGCCCCGAAACCGCGGCTTGCACCACCAACCACACGTCCCGTTACTCGGCGCGATCTCGATCTCTCGGCCCATCCAGCAGAACATTCAGCCGACTATTTTGATCTTAAAATAATGAACCCAGATCTGGGTCGGCGCATCGGTGATTGGCGTCTCCGCCCCAAGGAGGCCGTCCCGAGCCTCCAGGTTCCTGACCCGACGACGGGGCGGTCACCATGGGGTCAGCCGGTATACGACCTGTACGCCCGTGAGAACATCACGAACAAAATGAATAATCTCCAGCCCATCGAACGCATGAATGTCGGCCCGGGTCTGGGCACTGACCCGGACGTTCCAGCGTCTGGTGGCTTCCACGATTTCTTCCGGGTTTTGCCGAATAACATCAACGAGGAGCGCCTGACGACCATAAAGGGCATGCCCGGTCCTCCAGCAGCAATCGTCAAGAACGGAGGAGCCGGTGGTATTGGCGAAATTACACACGAGGCCAAGGACACCAAGGCGTGGTACCGCCCACCGGCCCAGAACCGAGGCGAGGGTCAGGGGGGCGCCCTCACCGGACCCGAGAGCCGGCCCAAGTTCCTCAAGGGCGAGCGCTCGACCGTCCGTCAGCAGACGGGCGCGCGCGAGGATCTCCTTTCGACCGGCGCAGGTCAGTTCAATGTCGCACAGCCCTACGCTGTGGGAACGGCGGCGTACACCGACAAGGCGCTCACTCGATCGAGCGGTCTCCGGTCCAACCCCGACCGTCCTGGAAATGGTCAGCGTATGAACGTTCGTCAGGACCCCGTCAACCAGGGTGGGGCGGCATCCCAGCTTCGGTCCGAGACCATCCCCTTCCCCGTGCCACATATGAATGGCGGTCGGTTCCAGCAGTACAAGGATGCCGAATTTTACAAATTTAATGAGAAGAAGGCTCGTCTCAATCCACAGGCCGAACCGAATAATCTCGACGTGGCGATTCAGCAGCTCGAGAAAAATCCAGTGGCTCTCCCTCCTCTCGCGGTCGTATAGGCTCCTAAAAAAATATAGACCAATTATAAAATGAGCGGTGGTATCGTTCAGCTCGTCGCGACTGGCGCCCAGGACGCTTGGCTGACTGGCAAACCCGAGATTTCGTTTTTCCGTTCCAACTACAAGCGTTATACGCACTATGCTCACTCGGTCGAGCGACAGATTATTCAGGGTCAGCCGATAGCTGGCGGCATCTCGACTATTCGCTTTGAGAAAAAGGGCGACCTCATGAGCTATTGCTATTTGACGGCGCGCGACTCCAACGGAACCATTATAAATAATTTGGATTGGTCGAAGGTCATCGACAAGGTGGAGCTTCTTATTGGCGGGCAGGTTATCGACACCCAGGATTTCGAGTACTCGACGGATATCGAGCCGGTGACCGGGGCGCAGACTTTCTCGAATCGCACCCTGAACAACAACACCGCCGGCCCCACGAACCAAAAGAACGTCTTTTACCCGTTCAAGTTTTTCTTCTGCAAGGATTGGTCAGTGTCCCTGCCTCTCGTAGCCCTGCAGTTCCACGACGTCGAGCTCCGCATCACCTGGTCAGCCAACCTTGGCCAGACGATCAACTTTGGTACGACCAACCTGCCGGCCCTGAGCTCATTCCCTCAGGCGACGGCCAATCTTTTTTCCACCGGCACGGTCGTTCTCGGCGCCAACACGGCCAACGTCGTCTTCCAGCAGTCGACCGGTACCCTGTTCCCAGGTTCTCTCGTCGTGGGCCCTCTCAGCAACCTGCAGACGAACGTGGCCGTTATCCAGACCGTCTCTAACGTTTCGTACGGCTCTGGCCTCGGTTTGGCCAACGTTGTGGTTGCTTTCGCAAATTCAGCCGCTTCCAATATCATAGTGGCCTCTGGCGGGTTTGGCGCCGCTGCCTCGGGTGGCATCGCCAACATCTACGCTCCGGTTGTGGCTGCTCAGGTGCCCGTGGCGTCCACCATATCTGGCACCTCGGCGCAGCTCACCTTCAACACCTTCTCGAGCCCCATTTCTGGTTCGGGTGTTCAGCTGGGTCAGTACGTGGCGGGCTTGCCTGTCAATGGCCCGGCCTACGTGTCGAGTGTGTCGAACATCGCAAACGGTAATGTGACCATTTCGTACGCTTCAACGACTTCGACCACAGTAATCGCCGGCACGACCGTTGGCTTCTTCAACGGCGCCGTCACTTCCGCCCTGACATACGCCGGTCTGCAGTTCCAGTGCTGGACGAACTTTGTGTACCTGGACCAGAGCGAGCGGGATTACTTCGCCAAGACGACCCAGGACCTGCTCATCACCCAGGTGAATCGCATTACCGTGCTCAACACCCCCGTCCAGGAGCTTGCACTGGCCCAGCCAGTAAAGTTTATCGCTTTCCCGTCGGTGAACTTCGCAGCCATCTGGGCCAACGGCTCCAATTCCACGGCGGCCTCGAACTACCAGCTCAAGACGCAGATTAACGGTGTGGACGTCGGTGAGAGCCGATTCATGCCGCAGTGGGTCGACCTGTCACAGTACTACAACACCCCCTTCGGCTACAATCACAATCAGGCCACTGCGAACGTCGCGATCATCAGCTACTGCCTGGACACCTCCAAGCTCCAGCCGACTGGCACGCTGAACTTCAGCCGGGTCGACACTTTCCGGCTGGTCACCCCTTCTCAGCTCACCAACGGCGTCCTGGGCCTCTGCAACTCGGCCATCAACTACCCGTCAGTGTACCTGTATGCCGTCAACTATAACGTGCTCCGTATCCAGAACGGCCTCGGGGGCGTCCTGTACGCCAATTAAGTTTCCTTGGAAATACAAATGCAGCTCTGGCACTGGATTCTTCTTTTGGGTCTCGTGTTTTTGATTAGTTACAATCCACGCACGGGAAATCTCGGTGATTTTTTTACTAGTAACATAAAAGTAGAGGACCAAAATGCCTCGAGAGAGACACAAAGCGATAGCGATACCGATGAGCACAGTGAATGATGTCCAACACTTTTTGATCGTCCATGACCGGAGATACCGTGAATGGACTTTCGTAACAGGCGGGTGTCGCCGACGCGAGATTTACAACCCACTTCGGTGTGCGGTTCGAGAACTCGAAGAAGAAACACGTGGTACGATAAACCTAAAAAGGGGCGCCTACGCCTATTTTAAGTTTGTCACCGATACTCCAGAACCCAGGGACATAGAAGACGGTGTGGACGTCCTGAACCACTACCACGTCTATGTATTCGACCTCCCTATGACTTCTATAGAGCATCGGCACATTGTCCGCAGATTTACGGATGAAAAAGAGAAGATGGAGTGTCAGCTCGTTCCATTTCGTAAAAATTATGATGAAAATGACGACTGTAAATTCGAGAGTCTAGAGGCTATCTCGAACCGCCAGAACTTGTGGCCCATGATTCGCAAGCACGTCATAACAAATCCAGAATTCCATCAGGCGGTCGCTACGACCCACAAAATTCCTTTCAATTTGAGAGGCTAATTAGGACCCCGCGCCCTAGACCCGCCCGAAAAACTCCAGATACTTATTAGAATGACTCGGTCCAAACTCGAGTTTGCTAAGATTCTTGCAGGAACCCTGTACCCAGACGACACAGCCGAGGCGAACCTGTCCCGGGCTGAAAAGTTTGCGGCCGAAATGACTCTTCGCAAATTATGTCACGAAATTGAAAAGGCTGAAGAGACCAAGACCCCCGAGCCCAAGGTCGAGGAGACGCCCAAAAAAAAGACGAGATCTCTATGGTCATTCTTGACCTTAGAGGATAGCGACGATGAGTAAGTAATGATAAATAAATGGCGCGTCCCGACGGGTCCGGCGACGCATGTCCTTATGGACGGAGGTATCCTATACGTCCCTCCAGAAGAGACTAGAGAATTTTATCGGTCATATATTTCCATGATAAATTCCGGATCAAAATTGTATGTGGTCGAGCAAAAGACGGACAATTTTAAATTTTTCGTAGACTTGGACTACAAGGCTCCCGAAAAATTGAAGGATGATGACCTTGTCCAATTTTGTTCCATAATTCATGAAGCCATAGGGACGGCCAGTCCATGTGTCATTGCCAGGGCCCAGCCTAGACCAGTCAAAGAAGGGATCAAGTCTGGAGTCCACATCCACTGGCCGGAACTTGTCGTGACCAGGACTCAGGCTCTTAATTTACGAACAAAAATCATAACCAGTCTCGGTGAAGGACCTTGGGACACTATCGTAGATGCGAGTGTCTATGGTGGGTCGGGTCTGCGTATGCTCTGGTCACACAAGAAGCCGACTGGCGATCCGTACATACCATGGAAGGGAACGGGTCCAGGTGGATTCACGCGGGATTTTTCGAAAGAACCCAACGCAGAAATTTTAGAACTTTTCGCCGTCC